GATTGGACGCAGAAGGTATTGGTATGCGAGGCCAAGTGCGCCAACCCACCCAATAGCAGGCCGCCAGCCACTAACAAAAATAGAAGACGATTGTGCTTCATTTGCATTCACCTGATTTTGTTGCTCATCCCAGCCCTGTAGGGATGTCCGTAGGGCTGCCTCAGCCTCCGCCCGTTGGTTTGGGTCAGGAATGAATTTGTTGACGATCTGCAGGCCTGCTGAAATTGCATCATCGATGCCAAAAGCCATTATACTTTCCCCTGTGCTATCCGAAGCGCATTTACGATATCATCGTCATGCATGTTAAGCATTTGCTTTGTACCGCCATCCAACGCCTTCTTAGCCTCTTTGAACATCCTATCCGCCTCTGGGATGCGACCGCCCGTAGAGCGCTGAGGGCGATGCACGAATCCACCACGTTTTTCATGGATGTCAGTACTATTAGGGTTGAAAGTACCCTTATTACCTAAAGACGATTTGATTTGAGAGCCCTGCCCAAGCACCACAGCGAGGTTCCCGCCATTCTCTTCAGGTATCCAAGCATCGTGCCCTTTGGCGCGAAGCGCATCAAACCAATCGGACTGATCTTTTTTATAGTTTTCACTTTTATAAGCGGGACGCGGACCGGTGTACGGGTTTACTGCACGAATGTGGGTTGGAACAACACGACTTGCCGTGTTCATTGGTACTAAATCCCAACCATCGCGCTTATATCCTTGGCTGTCGTTTGTTGCTGCATACATTGAAGCTTCTTTTGGATCTGTCGTGAACCAAGCACCGTGACGTCCAATTTTAAACCCACCCTTCTTATTCTCGAAAGGCTGGTCTTTTGATGTCCCTGTATAGTATTGTTTTGGAGTGCTATCTGGCTCTTTCGTAAGCTGGTGAGAGCCAGAGTGCCAATCGGCTAAATTCTCCTCACGCCGTGGGTCGCCGTGAGGGATAAAACCACCACCGTTATAACCGATCCTACCACCTTCAGCGCGGTGCACGAACCCGCCCTTTTCGTACCGCCGTTTAACATTCACGCGGTCATGATTAAAAACAACATAGTTTCTCGTTCCCTTTCCAACCCCACGGCTACCCTCATCAAAGTATTTGATGCCCGGTATTCCTGCTCTTTGGAAAAAGTTAGATGCGCCTTTGTACCCATGCGGGTGGCCAGCGGCGATCTCTTGATACAAATTGCCAGCTGTCTTTTCTGATTCCATATGGTCCCTAACTTTATCCCACAACGTAGGCACTTCTTTTCTGGCATTAAAAAGACTTGCCATTACACGCGGGTCTTGATCAGTCATTGGCTTATCCCAATCCAAAAAGTGATCGGGATGAGCATCAATGGCGACCTCGTACATATGGCCAGCAGGTTGATACAACTTTTTCTCATCTACATTCTCGTTCCCCAAAAAACTTTTTAATTCATAAGCATCCGGGTACGAAGCATGAGATCTTGGTCGGCCCTCACCGCCCGGAAGCGGATTGCCACTTTTATCTACCCCTTGGACCTCCACAGAATGAAGAAAATCATCATCAAATTTTGAACTCAACACTTTGTCATACGCTCGTGAAGAGGGAATCAGGTTTCCCGGTGTATAGTATTTCTTTACTAATTCGTGATAATATGGGCTTCTAGCTTGACCCGCCAATCTGTCTCTGTAGGCTTTAGCGACAGGTTCAGCTTGAGCAAAATACAAACCATGCCCATAGGCTTGAGCCCCTTCGCCCGCGCCAATCTCGCCGGTGTCAAACTTATCGAACTCATATGGAGAGCCGTGGTAAGCGGTAATGTTATTTGGTTCTTGATCGTCCATTACAACCTCCCACTAAATGTCGGTTCGCCCATCAACGCAGTTTGGATGTGAAAGCCGGGAATTAAACGTGCGCTGCTTGTCTCATCACCCCCGATCCTACCACCTTCAGCGCGGGCAACCGGCAATGCACCAACCGCAGCGGGGGCGTTGGCGGATAGCTTGATCATATTCTGGGCCATCGCTGACAGAAGGCGGGGGTTCTTTTGGAGCATTGCTTGAGCATCCCGGAACTGCTGAATGTCTGAAGACGCCAGCTTGTCAGCTAATCTTTTTGCATACCTAGCTCCCATAATATGGTCAGCTATGCCGTAGGCATATTGCGCTAAAGCCAATGGCTGCGACAACAGGAAGGTTGGCACAATGCGGAGTTCGCGGAGTTTATAGTACAAAGACGGATCTGCGCGTCCAGCATTCTTGGCAACGTTTGCCAACGAATTGCGGAACAGGGATTCTGTACGTACAAAACGCTCAAGCTTCTCATAACCGTTATTGCCAAAGATATTCTTCATGGCCTTGGCAGTGTAATTGTTGGGGTCAAAATACTTCTCAAGCATCTTGGTATTGATGCTACCGTCGCCATTGCGGGTTTTTGTCAAAAGAGATGCGAGGACACCTTGTTGGGCTAGCTCACGCTCCTTCGGGCTCATCCCAAGAGTGGCATTGAATGCATTGGTCTTTGCCAGTGTATTGCGGTCTTTATCCAGCAATCGCAAGCCGCCACTAAAAGCATCTTTCTCGCCGAAGATATCCTGCGAGTTTTTGATCGCATGATCCAACTCACGGCTGTAAGCTGGGTTAGTTTTGTCACGGATCGGGTCCATGAAAGTCTTGCCGATGCTTTGCGCTCTGCGTCCAACGCCACCTTGAGTGCTGGCACCGCTCTGGAATGACGCATCTTGTATTGAACCAAGCTCCCTGCGGATTTGGTCAATATACTGCGTATTCATGCTGTTTTTATCAGCCAGAACCATTTTAGAAGGAGGAAGTCCTTCAATTGCTTCGCGAACCTGAGCAACAGCATCGTTTGTTTGTTTCTGCGCAGCCATCTTGGCAAACCCAGTGCTATCAGCGGGGTCTACCTTCAAGATGTTTTTCAAAGAGTTGTTATTCAGCTTGCGAAGATCATCAAACGTCTTGATGCCGTAATCATCGAATGCAGAAACGGCGTAATTTGGCATTTTTAAGTCGGATATTGGCGTATCGCCAGTATTCATAAAAGCCGATTTGAAGTTAGGGCCAAGCTCATTTGACAGATTTGCATCTGCATTCTTGACCGCCTGATTAAAGATTGGTTCATCAAGCAATTTGTTCCACTGAGGAAGCCACGTACCCCTGCCAAGATCAGGATTTTTGATAGGAGCCCAAGCCATCTGATTGCGTGCTTCGAATTCACGGCGTGCATCGTCTTGAAGCTTGGCAGCGTTCAGCTCAACACCAGACATTTTTTCGGCAAAGGTATCGAAACGCTCACCCGCATCCGATAGTCTGTTCCTCATTTGCTCTATGATATCAGCAACAGCTTCAGGATCATTTTTGGCAATCTTTGAAAGAGCCTTCTGAAACTTTGGCCCGCCAATATCAGCACCCATAATAGGCTGGCCTTCTTGTGCCGCCTTAATGAGATCGTTCATTGGTATTTTGGATGCGCCAGCTGCTTCATCCTCAAGCAAAGACTTCGACAGACTATTTAAGGCGGCATCCTTAGGAGCCACCATTGCCTTCATCCACTCAGGGGCTACCTTAGCTGCAGCCTCTCCCACCGCACCAAGACCAAGACCCAACCCCCCACCAATAAGGGCGGATGTTCCGATATCCTGTTGCTCAGACTTTGGCTTAGAACCAATAGCCTTTTCTTCCGCCGCAGAACCGGCGCCAAGGGCTCCAGCCTCTACGCCCATGCCAGCAATGCGAGCGACTGTAGGAGCCGCTCCTAGAGCCTCCGCACCAGCCGCCACAGGTCCGGCAACTTCACCCACGAACGGGATCAATAACTGCGAACCAATGTCCGCTGCCAGCTGAGTCTTAGGATACTCTTCCCCAGATACGCGACGTTGGGCTTCATATTGAGCCTTTAGGTCCTCACGACGCTGGCTGAAGTCCTTACCTTGTCCGTATCCAGCCGCCGCGCCGATATCAGTTGCAGCCTCGCGAACGGCAGGACCAACGCCAAGCATTTCGCCTGCTCCGGTTACAGCCGCACTCGTATAGCCGTAATCCTTGGAGCGTTGTTTCGCTTCAGGAATATGGGACTGGATTTTAGCTTCATATTCGTCAACAGGCTTAGCGGTCGCCTTGCCTGTTCTTGACGCCATAGCCTGTTCAAAGGGATCGGCTTCATTTGGTTGGTCAGAATCACTCTGGCTACTAGCCAGCTTTTTCTGCATCAAGGTATCAAATGGGTCCGCATTCGAATCATCTGTTGCCATTTTTAGTTCACCAACCAACGGGAAAGATGCTTAACTCCGGGATAGTACTTTTGAACCTTGGCATCAAAATCTGGCTTCGAAATGTGGCCATCCATCAATTCTGTAACCAAGTTAATGCTTCTGCCCTTAGGATTCTTCCAGCTCAAGTCTGGGCTCATAAGATCCTGCAGGGCATTTTGTTCCTTGTTATACTGCTCTGGTGGATAGGCAGCTTGGATAGCCTGATCAACGTTCGCGCCCATACGAGCAGTCTTGCCGCCAAAGTAATTGACTGCTTGCTGAGCGTCACGAGCCATAACGCTTTGACGCATGATGCTTGTAAACACCTTGTTGGCCGACTCTGGCTCTAGAGGAGTACCCGGAAGAGCTGCTTCTGTTGCGTCAATAGTTCTAGCTGCGGCTTGATGGGAAATCGACCCAACCTGTTGGTTAGCCATCAAACGCGATATCTTTTGCAACTCTTGCGAAGCCACGACAGGATCGTCTGAGACATTATAACCAGCAATACGAGCAGCCGTTGCGGCGGCACGAATCGATGCCAACCTGAACTTGTCGCCAGCACCCATAGTACCCCAGCCATTTTGCTGAGCAATAACCAGATCATGCGCCATCGTGCTAGCATCGCCCAATGCGGTGTTAGCTATCTGAGCAGACTTGCTTGTCTCAGCTGCAGTATCTTCGAACTTGTTCTTTAAGCTTTTAGCCGTATCGGCAGAATACACAGTATTGCCAACTTGGTTCTTCAGCGTATTTGCATACTGATCCAAGATTGAAGTTTTTTCCTGAAGAGCTTGTCCAAGCGGGGCCAGTTCAGAAGTAGACGTTGCACCACCACCTTGATCGCCAGCGCCGCCCGGTGAAGGCATATTGATGTACTTGTACTCTGGGTTTTCCGGTGTACCAGCCATGAAGAGCGCATTGCCGCCAAACGGATTTGGTGTAACACGCAATCCTTGCTCTTCAGCCCTCGTTTTGCCAGCAGTCGCTTGCGATGATTGTGCAGAACCATATTGAGCTGCGCTTTGCGCTTGGTTAAGCATCGTTTCGCGCTGTTGTTTCTGTTGCTCAAGCATGGTGTTGGCAAAACCTTGCCCTGCGCGGGAAAGGTTGGTACCGAAATCGCCACCCGAAAGAAGGTTTGCGCCAAAATTCAATGCAGCAATTTGGCGCATATCAATTGGAGGAGGCGCGATGTAACCAAAGCCCGGCTGCGCAGCGTCAGATGTTCGACGTGTGGTATCCTGAGCAACGACATTCGTCGGAACCCTTTGCTTAGGAGCTGTTTCTTCTTCGGTTGTGGCCAGATCCGCTGCAGTTGGCCTGTTTTTACTCACAACAGGGGTGCGTGGAGCTTTATCTGGCTGAGCTTCAACAGATGGAATAATTGGTTGAGTTTTTTCTGAAGGGAAATAAGTCCCAGTTGCCGAACGCTTTTCAGTAGGTGCCGCTATAGTATCTTGTGTACTTGGCGCTCCCATTACCTTTTTACCCGTCTCGTATGCCCGATCAAGATCTTCCTGAGTAACGTTCTTCCCAGTCCACCAATCAAGTACACCTTTACCCATTGGGGATAAAATGGAACCATCAGATTCTGGCTGAGCAGTGTATGCCGGTTGGTCAGGACTTGACCACATATTGTCCGAATCATCTTGAGATTTTACAGCCCCGCCGGGCTTAGGGTCACCATATCCAATGCGACCTCCCTTCGCACTTGGAAGAACACCCTTTGCAGCTAATGCTTGAAGCTGTGGACCTAGAACACCAGCACCAGAACCAGCCTCATCTGAAGCAATTTGAGAGATGTCAGATTCCGTAGGCATTCCATACATCATGCTAATAGGTGCATATCCACCGGCAGCATAGTGATGCGGATGGATACGGCCACCACGCTTTTCAGCGGAATCTGGGTCACTTGTTCTGGCATCACCAAATTGAGTATCAGCTTCAGCTTTTGCTTGAGTATCAGCCTCTGCTTTAACATCAGCATGGTCAGCCACAGATGGGCTATTACCACGGCCACCAAGCGCACCACCAGTTTCAGAGGGAGTGTTGTTTACTTCCGACGTTGTGCGATCAAGCCCTGCATATCCAGATCCGGGCCCATGACCTTCAGCACCAGCACTAGGGGCGGCAATATTAGAGGCAATTTGAGATAGGCCAGCAGAATATGATGGGTTAGATGGCGGCGCAGGAGGATTAGATGGATCAAACGCCGGGCTAGGAGTTGCAACAGCTCCCTTTTGATATGCGCCTTGAGAAGCCGCCATGAAATCAGCAACCGTTGCATCCATTGGAAGGCCAAAACGATTACTTGCAAAATGGCTTCCAAGGACATCTATGGCCCTTGCATTTGGATCGGCATTGGTCAAATTTTTATAACCACCTAACCCTTGATTGTAAGCAAGACCAATACTTCCAACTGTTGGATCTTTTTGTTTATTAGCAATATCGGCGGCATATTGGGCAGCACCCGTCAATGCTTGAACTGGATCAAACGGATTGGTAACACCATAAGCTTCAGCGGTTTTTGGTTGAAACTGCATTAATCCAAGGGAAGACCCAGATTTATTAGAAGCATCTGGATTGTACGTCCCGCCAGTTTCCACATTTGCAATACCTGACAGAGTTCCTGCTGGAAGACTATTTTGAACTTCTAGATCATGTGCTAATTTAGCGTAATCACCAGTAAAACCAGCTGACCTAGAGCCGACTGCACCAAGGCCCGTTTTACTTGCAGCAAGGTCAGCCCCACCAGCCAATGGATCAGTGATACCAGAGGTATCTTCAACAGCCGCAGGAGTACCAATAAGGCTAGGGTCAAGCTGAGTTGCTGGGATAGCGCCATAATGCAAAGCCTTGGCTAAACCATTATCCATATTAAAGAAGTCAATTTGACGTTGACCGTTTACGTTAGTAAAGCCAGCACCAACTTTGGAAAGATCGCCACCGGTAAATTGATCAGCCCACTGTTGAGCAGTCATGCCACTTGCAGTGTTAGGCATATCTCTGCCGCCCTGACTTGGATCAGCAACCATATTAGTCGCCATTCCGTTGGCATTGTATGTTCCCGGACTATTGCCGTGGAACAATGCATCAAATGCACCCTTAATTCCTGTCTGAGCGCCAGTAGTTTGATCAACACCACCCATTAAACCAGTGCCAATTTTACCAAGCAAACCCTTGGGGGCAGCAACTTCTATTGGCAAATAGCTATTGGCAGATGTGCTTGGATTAAATGTGGAGACATCTGATACGCCAGCACTTCCATCACCACCCCTCCCTGAAGTGTCAATGGCAGGAGTGGCAGGGGTCGCAGTAGCCGTGGTTGTTGGTTTTGCAGCCGTTGTAACTGCGGTGTCCGCATAAGGTGCTGGCGCTCCAATAAATGCGTCCTTGTACTCTTGATACGCTTGATCAAGAATTGGCTTAGGAGCATGCTGGGTAACCAAAGTTTGATAACGATTATATGCGTCTACAATACTAGAAGATGTTGGTGATCCGCCTGAAGCATAACCAACTGCTCCGCCTTGTTCGTAGTTAACGCGGCCACCCGTTTTAAGCATGCTAAAAATTGAACCCAACCCAGATGCCGCTGCCGACATAGGGTTCGATGCAGAAATCCCGCCCGGATTTGAAAGTCCCCCAAGCATGGATAAGCCACCCAGTAGTCCGCCAGCATTGCTGACAGTGGGTGAGTACCCTGTCGTTGTTCCGCCCATAGCAGGAGCAGCACCAGAAGCGAGGCCAGCATAATAGCTAAGCTGTTGGTATGGGAATGCCTGCTGGTTCATATACTGTTGATATGCAGTTGATAGACCGGCCTGTTGCTGCTGCTGTTCTGCCGTGCCATAGCCGTATTGAGCCTGCGCTTGCTGAAGAGCCGCGTTTTGGCCTTGCGTCCCAAGATTAGCAAGATTCAAAGCGTTAGCGGATTGCAGCTGGCGGTTCTGCAATTGCGTTGCAAGACCGGTCTGCTGCTGAGTATTAAACTCACCCTGAGCCTGCGAATATCCCTGCCCAAGAAGGTTCGAGATTGTCGCATTGTTAGCAAGGTTCTGCTGACGGGCTAGCTCAGCTTGAGCAATACCAGCACGATCACCACCAAAAGCGCCACGTTGGATAGCATTCCCCAACACTTGCTGCTGCTGCTGTGCATTGGTTTGGTTAATGTTGGCTACTGCAGACCCGACAACATCATTCAAGTATGGGTTCATATACTGATTGATATTGCCTTGGTTGAATTGCTGCATCTCTATTGGTTGAGCAGCATTTTGAACCATTTGTGAGGCTTGCTGGAATGAAGGTTGAGTACCTCCCTGCAAACCAGAAATAGTTTGACCCGCCTGAGCCTGATTAGGCGTCATTGGGGAAAGTAGGCCAGCATTATAATTTTGGTACTGAGCAGCTGTCGCCGGTGTATATTGCGGAAATGGCTGATTAGACTGGGTTGCAGCACGACCAAGGATGTCGGTTATCGCACCCTTCACAGCCTCTGGTGGCTGATAAGATGTTGAGGCCGACGACCCAAACAGAGAACTGCATAATGAACCCATAACCTAAATCCTTACTGTACGTGGTTATCCGGTTTTTCATCACCGTAGTTGTAAATGAAAAACGCACCCGCTTTGCGCATCTGACGTTCCAACAGTTTGATCTTAGCTTCGGTCCGAATGTTGGAAACAATACCCATCAAAAGGGGGATTCCCACTTGATCGGAGTAACTTTTAGCAAAGGAAATTAGAGCCTTTGCCCTCGTAGACCGGCGGTACTTTGGCGCTACGAAATTGAACACATCGTTCAAACAGAACGTCTTAGAGTACCACAATTTGTCAATTACAAGACAAACCGCAGCTTCTAATTCATCTTCACCATCAATAACGCCAATAATACCATTCTTGCCGCTAAGAACGTTAGTAACCATATCGCGAACTGCAACATAGTCCATCTCAAACAAACCATTTTCTTCATGCATTAACGCAAGAAGATCCATGATGTTGTCTGCATCCTCAACGGTAGCAAGCCTAACATTATAGTCCATTAATCTCTCCTTGGTCCGGGAAGCTTGTTAAGGGTTTTAACAAGATGCTTCCGAACGTGCTTAACAAACTCATCTAACTTATCGTGGCCTTTATTGATGTCGCCGTTACCGAAGCGTTCGACCTCATCGGGATCAATAACATACTCACCACCAGCCGCAACAATAGGAACAGGACGGCGATTACCAGACATTACTGGGCCGCCATGAGCTTCTTTTTTGGTTGGGATAGGCGGATTAAACATCTGCTGCATTTTGCTATATTGGTCTAGACCCGGATAATCTGGGGCGCGGAAAGAAACACCTTTTCCGCTTGTTCCAAAAGGACCGCTATTAAACATATTAGCCATCAACGCTGAGCCAGCAAGATCCTCGCCGTTAACTCCCATTGCTATATCGCCCGGAAGAGTGCGCGAGCTTTGCAAAAAGTCTGTTTTTTTGCTGGTTCCAATTGTTGGCCCGCCAGATGCTTTGTGTGCAGGGCGGCCAGCAAACATGTGATCAACGACCTTTGAGCCAGCCATTGTATTGCCCTCACCTAATGCCGAAACAATATCGGCAGGGAGGACATATGATCCCTCACGGACGTGCATTGGGAGATGGTCAGTGCGCCCCCCTACAGCCATGTTAATGAGGCCGGTATGGCACGGAGTAGCCTTCTCACGAGAAATCTTGTGAGCAGCGTCAATAGCCCCGCCAGAAGCCATCTGTTGGTCATCTTTCTGGCTGTTTGGGTCGTACATAAGAGGATTTGCGCCGGGGGTTTCATAAGCGCCACGGACAAAACGTTGGGTTCCGGTCATTTCTGCCGGTTCCCAAATACGAGAAACATAGTCAGGATTTAGTTTTGACGTATCAGCCCCGACGCCAAGGCGTTGCATACCACCGCCACCGCTATTCCCGCCACGTTCAGGCTGAGTGTAATAAATGGCTTGCTGCAGTTTTTGACCCGGAAACAACTTCTTAGCTTCGCCCAACGATCCCGGACGGGTATCATTTGGATCATTGTTTAAAAACTGACCAGAATCTTCCTGTGCACTTGTATCATGCAATGGCGGCTTTAAGCCCTGCGGAGCGCGAGCCGTAGTCAATGGCGGAGGAGTAGGCGAAGCAGAGATAGTTCTATCCGAAGCTGGTACGGGTGCTAGCATATGAGCGCGACCAGTCGATGGCGTCATATTGGCAACGCGACTATCTGGGCCGGGAATCGCCTGATAAACATTAGCATTTGGTGCAACGCGAGGGCCAGCATTCGGGTCTAAAGCACGAATAACACGAGCGTCAGCGCCCTGCGCGGTCGCCGGTAACTTTGTTTCCGTTCCCGTATCGTCTTCCGTATCAAGACCGGCCAATGTCCTCGCTAATGCATCAGTTGGCTGCTGGCGTGTGGGGGCAGGAGCTGATGCGATTGGAGCCCTATTGCGCATGAACGATGGCATAGGCACTTCTGCGCCCGGAGGCGTGTATACAGGCGCACGAGACTGCTGTGGGGGGTAATAAGGAATGTAATCTGGGGCAAAAGAGCCGCCTTCATCTGGGCGGTTAGGAACATATGGACGCGGCGCAGGACCATAATCCGTTCCAGTGTGAACGTTAGTAGGTGCGTAACGCTGAATGCGATTGGGATTACGGGGTGAAGGAGGAAATCCCATTGCCGCAAAGACAGAATTGTAAAAATCTTGCATGCCTTCAGGGGGAATAAGCGTAGATGGGTCAGCCTGCTGGGATGGTCCAACCATACCTAATGACTTAAAGATATTTTGATATAACTTTGGTAACGAAGGAAGCTGAGAGCCTCCGCTTGTTAAATCATCATCGTGGTGTAGTCTATTCGCCATTGCATCCTCCGTAATTCCATAGAACTACACTAAAACTAAACTTTTCGATAGGGGTCATTATGTATATGTCAAGGATACGATAGACCCAGTTCCCGTAACAATTGTAAGACCAGTGGCAAATGGTATCTGTATTTGATATATACCAATTGCCAACGTAGAAGGTATTGCATAGATACGATTACCGGTTAACAATGTAGAATTGTTTGTGTCGTAAATGTATCCAGTACTAGACCCTGCTGCAATCACGCTAATAGTTGCAAGCCAACCTGATGTAGTCTTTATAACGCTAGTTGTAGCAGCTGCTATTTCTTTAGTATTTTTGTTTCCATAGTAGCCAGTTCGCAAACCATCATAGTTTGCGATTGAGTTTAGGGCTACTACTCCGTTCTTCTGGGCGGAAAGAATATCGTCTAAACTGGCCATCAGTACTTCCCATCAGGTGCTGCGCGATAACGAATACCACCAAGCCGCCAGAATGTCCCAACGTCTTGTGAGGATATGCTAACTGCGATTAGACGCGCTCTAATGCGGCAAGAGATATATTCTGTCGCTTGAGTCATGGGGAACGTAGCAGAATAAACTGAGTTGCTGGGCATTCCGGAATAAGATCCGGTCGTTACCGTTGCATCACCAGCATAGTTTGTCCAATACAACGTGACATAAACCGTAGCATTTTGGTTGCCGCTGTATGTTCCCCATTTCATGTCAGGCCAAATTTGGTCAACAAACATAATTTGGTCACCCTCAGCGATGCTGAAGAAGCCGGTTTGCATTGCGGAGTTCATTGCCGTTGTCGTCGTCCCGCTGGCAGCATCGTTCCCTATTTCGTGCTGATATAGAAAGTTATCAGACCCAGAACCAATGGGAGGCCCAAGAACAGATTGATCAATCCAAGCAGTGCGGCCAAGAGAACCAAAGTCCCATTGGTTGAGAACTGTGCTATACTTGACATACGAATCATTTTCACCAGTGCTTTTAGATGATGGGTAAAACCACATCACTTCATTGAACTGAGAATTAACAGCGCAACGAATGTGTTGCGTATATGGGATACCGTTGCTGTCGTTACCTGCTTTAAGGTTTTGGAACACTACGTCCCAAACAGGGCATGGAAGCGGCTTAGGGCCATCCCCTGCGTTCACAAAGAACTGCTTCTGTGACATCCAATAGATGACATTGCCTAGCTGACCGACGCACTTGCGGCTAATAGCTCCACAGTTGGAGCCAATTTTGTTGAAACCGTATACAAGTGGAGCGCCAATGTATTGCATAGACCATAGATCAAGGTCGGTCCAAATCAGACCCTGTTGCGGTCCTTGAATGCAAGTAACGATCCTTGAACCTTGAGGGATACGATATGATCCAGCTTGGTTCGTGGCGGTAGCAATCCAAGTCGTGCTATCAGCGACATCGGACCACCGAATCAGCAATGGATCTGCTTGAAGCGTAAAAGAAGATCCCCAAGCGACGACTTGACGCTGTGGCATAGCTACAAAGATACCATCGTTGACCAGTGGAGAGGTCTGTCCAACTATTTGGGCATTTTGTAATGCACCTTCTGGGTTCCAATAGTAAATTGGTCCGCCAGTCGGGTTTGCAATTAAAAACTCACCAAAGTTATCAAGGGACCAATCTGTCGCCGTTATGGCTGTTCCGGGTACAGAAGCTTGAGTCGTACCAACGCCAAAGCCACCCGTTCCATACCCACCAACACCAAAACCTGTTCCTTGAGGCTGCGGACCAATGGCAATGTAATAAGTTGAGTTGATATTACCGCTATTGATGGAAGTAGCACCAACGGTGGATGTGGCGCTGTTCGCAGCTGAAAACGTAAAGGTGTTAGCGTTTGTAACTGACAAGACTGTATAAAGACCAAATAATGTAACGCCACCAATAGTAATGGATACTCCAACATAAAAGTTGCTTCCAACAGAGTATCCGTGGTTGTTCAAAACAGCCGTGATAACGCTTGAACCACTGGTAGTAGCAAAAGTATATGATGCACCGCCGCTTGTCACCGTAGAAGCTGCAGCTGCGGGGGCGATTATCGAGTAAGAAGTACCAGCCGCAGTTTGAATCAAATACGACCCAGTCAAAACTACTCCGCCTACAGAAACTGGGGTTACGTAGTTTACATAATCAAGAACAGAAGCTGTGATGTTGGAATCAACCACATTCACCGTTGTCGAGCCAGCAACCGTCGAGAAATTAGGGGCAGTGTTGGTTGTTGATGTTTGTGGCGTTATGTTGATGCTATTGTTTCCGGTCAAAACGTTTAATGACGTTTCAGCACCCACTGCTAAATGGTTAACCGCGAGTAAGTCTGCCCAGCCCTTTAAGGCACGGATTGTAGACGAATACGCAGAGTTAAAATAAGACACCCAGCCGCCAAGCTTCTGTACAAGACCAAGGTTATTGCGGTCTGGCATAAAACGAACAAGGTTTGTTGAGGATAGGGCAGCCTCGTTCAACGTTGGTGTTTTGATTACATCGACGCCCGGAACCAGTTTAAGTGTTGTATGTGCCATGCGTTACCCCCGCTGTGGAGTAGCGATAGGAGACGGCGACTGCGGACCCCACGCGGCTGATTGGAATTTCTTCCGATACTCTTCCACCGTCGCACCTTTGAGGAGCGTCTGGTATTGCTGTTCCCAGTTGACAGGCATCTGTTGGTCAGCGCCGGTTGACGAGAAGTTACGCTGATAGCCACCAATGTAAACCATGCTGGCAGCGATAAACAGATCAGGAAGATAGGTAGAGATGAACGTAGTGGTATTAGTGGCGGACAAAGATGCTGCGTGTACCGTTCCCGTCAACGTTAATGGATAAGATGCGTCAGGATACGGCCCAAGGAGAATGTATTGGCTTGTGTTTCCAGTCGTGGCCGAATCACCGCCATAAACAGCGAACACGGTTGGGACACCAGCGCTGGCTGCGCTATTGAAGACATTCTGAATATACTCCTTAGCTACCGGTGTAAGCGGCTGTAAGACACCGTTGTTATTCACCTGAATGGTCTGAAGGGTGATAAACGCAGAGGTAGGTATCGTTAAAAGATTATTGCTTGTGGTCGTCGTAAAAGACGTATTGTCGTAAACTTGAGAAGACAGAAAATCCAGATCGCGCATCATTCGCAACTCAGCGTATGAAATTGCCATTGGCAATACGATCTGGAAATTCGTGTCGGATGATGGAACAACCGCCAGCGTGGAAATTTGTTGAACATAAGACGAGTATGAAAGACCAGTTGTCATGCCCTGCGTCCCTTTTATTCTGTAGCTACAGAATCAACTGGCGCAGCTGGAGCCGTTTCAATTTGTGGCTTAGCCTGCGAGTGAAGCAGCGCGATAACATCTGCAACTTCAGCATATGCACCAGCGGCTAAATGCTTCAGAACAGTGTTGATATGAGCAACGGTGAGTTTCAATTCAAGTTCGATATTATCCATTATGCACTCCTAAAATGGCGGACTTTGTGGTTGTACTTGTGGCGCAGAGATCTGCTGAATTTGCAACGCGATGTTCGCCTCAACAGCCGGTATGCTAATCGAGTCAGAAACCCACTTAAACGCCATCGCCTGCGTAATTTGATCGTATGGAACAAACTCAGCAGGGTTTGGCGTACCAAGTTGCACTGTACCAGAACTTGATGAACTTACCAACCCATCCGTTCCAGTGCATACCCAATTGATGGCTGTAACCACATTGGTTAAACCATCATATGTTGGAGACACGATAAACTGGGGAAAAGACCATGCAAACTGCATTAGACGCACTCATACCAAGTTCCCAACGTACCTCCAGATACAGAGTATGTAGCGCCCGGAGGTATGGCTGAGAATGCCGTACTATTATTGGCTGAACCACCCCAAGAGTTTGCAAAAATCAATAAACCACTTACTGTAACTGTTATATTACTTGTTTGGCTTGTCGTATAAACAGAAATGAAAATCAATTTACCAGTTGAGTTAGTATAAGTTGTTCCAAGCGCTCTACTTCCAGTGTAGTTGGTCCATGTCGTTCCTATACTAACCGTAGCAACGGGAGTTTGAGATGCCCAAGTCGTTCCATTACTTGTCAACACATTTCCAGTTGTTCCGGGGGCAACAGCTTGTACCGCGCTGGTTCCATTGCCCAAAATAACGTTATTAGCAGTTAACGTTGAAGATCCAGTTCCACCATTAGCGACCGCAAGCGTACCGGCCAAAGTGACTGCACCAGCTGTTGCGGTAGATGGTGTCAAGCCTGTTGATCCAGCGCTAAAGGACGAAACAATGCCCGATGCAGTAAGTCCATTGTCAGAATAACCAACGTTTGTACCATCTGAAAAAATAAGAGTATTATAGGTTTGAGGAAGTATAAGTGAATTGCCAGCTAAACCACCGCTGCCATTATTGGAACCAACTTTTACTGTAAACGAACCAGACGTATTGTTGGTAAAAATCCACATTCCAGCTACGTTCTGTGGCAGCAAAACAGTTTGATTAGCTGCTAATGCACCAGATAATAGAAACCGCATAGCTTGAGATGTTGATCCAGCAGCTGTTGAGCTTGGTGCTGCTATAAGTGTGTAGGTTGATGTTCCGCCCGTGTTGACTGACACGCCGGTCGTGTTGCCAAACATTTGATCAAGGATAGTCGAGTTATAGTTCAGCGGCTGATCCCATGTTGGGGATGTGCTGTTGTACGCTGGCTCGTTAAGGGCAAGATTGGTTGTGATACTCATGACTTATCTACCTTCTGCTCTAAACGATCAAAGATCTTGGTTAACATGGTTTCGATGCGATTCAAATGATTGGTCAAATCATCTTTGCTAACGTATTTCGTCGGTAGATCAACTCTGATGTCGTTTATCATTTGGCGGTCTTTTTTAGAATCCGCAACAATTTGAGTATAGAAATACCCTACACAAGCAAAGGCCGCCGTGATGAGTAGATTAACAATCTGCTGCCAGTCTAAAGTCATGATCAACCCCAAGGGTTAGGAAGAATGGTAGGCACGTTTGCGGCAGTCGCAATCTGGCCATCGATCACAGATTGCACTGAATTAACGCCTTCAATGCCAAGGGCTGACTGTACCCATCCCGACACCAAGGTTTCAGTCAGATCAGCATATGGAACATACGTGCCATTCGGGTCTAGGGTCAAACTCGTCACCCCTGCAAGCGACCCACTGTAAGTCCCGTCAGTTCCACGGCACGTCCAATTCACAGTGACGACAACATCGACCAACCCATCAATCTGAGGGTATGAAACCATGCTGTCGATAGTCCAGTTGTATGAGTTGGCCATTATCGTGCTCTGCTGGAGTTGAAGGGGTTTTCGGCGAAGGCAGCGTAGACAATTGTATTGCCAGAACCGTTTGTGGTTAAGTTTGTCGTTTTTATCTTAAAGCCGTTAGATAAAAAGTCCAAGTTGTCACCAACACCAGACGCTTCAGCTGAAGAAGTATCGGGTTGTAAATAATATATTGCAGCATTGTAGGGATTTCTTGATGTATCTACTATAAACCAATCCGCAGATTGCGAAGTGTTCTTTAGCAAGACAAACCGTGGCCTAAACCCACAATACACAAATGGACCATCTGTGCTTGCATTACCCGTGTATGACCCAAATGCACTGTATCCCGGTATTGCGGCAAAGCAGTAAGCGACATAGTTAGATGCACTAAATGCAGAGCCAATAGAAAACACTGATGATGTTGGAGCCGTATTATTCCAAACAGTCGCATTCGCTGATGAAGCTGCGCTACTTTCAAGTGTTATGACATTGGTTGCGCCTAAACTTATATGGTAAATGGGCCAACCACCCGTCCCATTGCGAACTTTTGCAATAATCATAGACGGCGCAACGCCTAACCCATGCCCTACGGTCGCATTTGCCGCCGTACCCGTATAAGTCACCACAGAAAACCCTGCGGTCGTATTAGCAGACACGGTGGACGTGATGCTGCCATTGGTATTGGAAACGCCACCAGCGCCGCCAGCTTTCCACTGCCAACCAACATAAGTGGTTCCATTTGAACTGTAATACGCAGGTGCAGAACCGCCAAAGTAACTAAACCCACTTGCATCAAACGAAGACAAATAACCGTTTGTTGTGTCAAAATTTGTTGATGCTTCAGAATTAGTAGCGTTTGAAATAAGGCCTTTTTGCGCCCCTCCACCTACCACTGAATTAAATAAAGCATTGGAAAGCGCTTGGCTTCTAGCTTTTGCCCAAACAAAATCAGGTTGAAAGGTGGCCCCAATCGTATTGTTTCCACCATTAGTAATTGAACCAGTGCCTGTCGTTCCTGCGCCAGTCCACGTTGAGACCGCCATATACAGCGCACCATTGGGGATGGTCACTGTTGGCAGGTTGTAGGTGTTCAGTGCATTGAAGCCCGTTGGCGGGGTGTAGGTGAAAGGCTGTTGGCCGAAGTTCCAATAACCTCCTGATGAATATGCTGCTTCACGTATGTTTCTGGCATATGGATAGAATGTACCGGACAGCCCCGTATAAGCCGTTCCCTGCGAAGTATTATTTTTATAAAATGTAAGTGTTCCCGCGCTAAGATCAAGCGCGACACCTATTACATCTCCGTTCGTGTAACTAGAGCCATATGCTACCGCACTACCACCGCCTGATTGTTTTGTGCCTTGAATTATATAAGAATAAGAACCAAGCAGTCCGCCCGCTCCAGTACTATCATAGTTATTTGTAACGCCGATTGATGGCCCATTTGAAGTTGACCCGGATGAATAAAACGTTACTTCAAAATACCATCTACCAGAGGAGGCACCCATAGTTCCGATAGCATTTGTCCCTGACGTACTTCCGGTTGGAACGTAAACGTAAAGATTGCCGTTTGCATATGTGTTTAATGTTCCCGGCAATAAAGGGTTCATCACAGCATAATTCGCCACCGACGCAGACGTAACCGTAGGGCTATCCGTCATGCTGTCGTAGGTATAGTCCTGAACCGTGCTGATATTGTTGGCAGTCCAATTGTTGCCATTGCTCGACGTGTCATTGGCAATGCCAGTACCAAGAAGATTAAACGGATATGCGCCATAAATCGGCATTGTACCCGTTGTGGTCAACGTAAAGGCGTTGGATGAATTGTCAATTGCTGTGGCATTTTGGAAAGTCAGCAAAGATGTATTGGTGACATTGGTCAAGGGTGCCGTTGGAACCGTAATAGTTGCTGATGCTGGGCTATAAATTGCAGTGCCATTTACAAGACGGACATTGCTCATATACCCATTGATGCTCTGGCCTGATATGCAGGTATTTTGTGCAAACGTCGTAGCAACAGTCCCCTGAGCCACGCGAACTCCATTTAAAAAAATGGCCGTTTGATTAACGCTTACGCCAGACCGGACAATGGCCAAATGGTTCCACTGGCCTACCGTTGGTAAGGTCGTTGTCGTTAATAACCAAGCAACATTGGCTTGTGCTAACCCCCAAGTAGTTGAATTTTGAAAACCAAATTGAATGCCGTTCGATGCGACAAACAAAAACTGCCCAGCAAACGACGAGCTTGTTGGATAAAACCACGTCTCCATCGTGAAAGCGTTTGTTCCGACAGCAAAAGCAGTGCTTGTTGGTGCAGTTACATATCCGTTGTTGACGTTTGCTGCATAGGTAAACGAGCTGGATTGCGTAAACGGCAAATGGAAACCATTCGTGCCATACGTACCGGAATAGTTGATAGGTTGCCATACGCCGTTGGTGTCGTATGTGCCGAAGCTGGATGGCGTCAGGGCTTGGCCGTCAACCCAATATACTTCGGCCATATAGCCGTCCCAATACAGGCTTTGGGCGCTACCTGCCCCTTTACTAAACCCAAAAGTATTTGGGTTGCCGGAAGCACCAACATTGATGTTTTGAGGAATAGTTGTCTGTGTTCCCCAAGCCGTAATTTGAACACCATTGATGTAAGCCGCAACGCGATTTGTGGCTGTAGCTTGTGTAGTGTCTATATTGATGACGACATGATACCAAGCAGATGGATCACGGTAAACTGGGGTAGATTGCCACAAAAAAGAACCTTGCGCAGTTCCGGGGCTACCGACATAAATATTTAATAGGTTGTTGGAATCAAACCAAAAAGCGGTCGCATACGAGCGATTGGTATCAAAAATACCTTGTCCAGTATTAACATTTTTCTTTGCCCAAAAACTTAAAGTTAATTTCTGGTCGTTAGTACTAGTTCCAAACGTCCTATTCAAATACGCACTTGCAGACGAACGAAAGCGCAATGAGTTCGCCACCTTGAACCCACTGCCGCCCAATCCTGCTAAGATGGAAGTCGTCGTCATTACGTCAGACCCTGCCCAGTGATAACGAACGTATTTGAACCAGTGCATAGTACCGTAGCAACGCCGTTGGCCGCAAGCGATCTGTTGCCGGTCGTTGTGGAGCCAGCCAAGGTCATGGTGACTGACGCGCCCTGCGTGATGGTCTGCACCGATGAAGACTGGTTGTAGATCACGATGTTTTGGCCAGCCGTGAAGATTGAGGCAGGCACCGTGACGCCGCCCGTCGTGATGCTGATGTACTTGCCGTTATCGGTCGCCACAAGGACATAAGCTGATGTCTGGCTGTTCTGCACGATGGTGCGGACGTTGCCAATGGAATCGGAGATCGTGCTGGAGGCCGTGATCGTGCCAGCAGCGCCGACCGACGTTGTACCCACACCCAGAGCGCCAGCCATGTAGTTGTTGGCCGTGCCGCCCATATAAAGGTTCCAGCGGTTGGATGCCGCAGCCATATTGCCAAAAAACCCATAGGCGTTGGTAACAGAGGCCGCGCCTTGCGTAGCCACTGTTGTATCGGCCAAGAAGCCATATTGGTTTGTAATTGTTGAACCAGCGCCGCCAGAGCCGGGGTTTGCCCAAAAATGGGTAACAGTGTTGGTCGTAAAAGATGCTGCTGCAAGGCTGATATTGGAAACATACGCCGATGCCAACGAAGTCACGCCAGACTGGACGGAGCCATTGTTATAGTGAGCATATGCAGATGTTGCGCCTGTAATCTGGGCATTGGTAAGCAGATTGACGCCAGTTGACGTGCCAGATGAGCCAATGCTGACGTTGCCGCTGGTATCAATACGCATACGCTCTACTTGGCTACCCGTCTTAAACAGGATCGCGTCAGACGTACCCGCGCCAGATGTGGATTCCAATGTCAACGTAGCAGAAACAGCCGTACCACCAATTAAGGCGGTTCCAGTAGACATGGTCAGCCCAAATGAATCAATTAATAGCCTAACTTTTGAAGCTGCCGAATCTGCGGATGTTTGACCCGTAAAGAATAAAAGCTGTGTTCCAGATGATTGCGTATAAAAACCAGATACACCAGTACTGTCTTGAAGGCCTACACCACCACCAAATGACCCGCCGCCTAATATAACAGGATAACTGGCAACGGTACTGGCAACGAAAGAGCCTGTAACTTGCAACCTTGAATTTGGCGAAGTCGTCCCAATACCTACGTTGCCGCCGTTAGCATTGATAGAAATATCAGTATTTGTACCAGTTGGCGTAGTTTGGCCTTGAATACCACCAATGGTTCCATTGTTTACAATAGCAATGCCAGACACAGCAGAGCTAATGCTGAAGAAAGCAGAAGTCCCGTTAGTTCCGTTATTGCCAAGAACATGCAATTTAGCGGTTGGCGAAGTTGTCCCAATACCTACGTTTCCTGACGTATTAATCGTCATTGCTGTGGATTGCGAACCCGTCTTGAAGATGATGCTGTCAGTCGTACCCGCACCAGACGTGGATTCTAATGTCAGTGTGGATGATGCCGTCGTTCCGCCAATTATTAACGGGACCGTTTCAGATACGTTAGATGTTACTGCTCCGCCAAAATAAGACGCTCCAGCCGCTACATATAAGGCATATGGGTTAGGTATGGTGACGTTTGTGCCAGCAGTGGGTGCGCCAGTAATGTAAAGCGTTGCGGCTGTCGTATATGTGACAGTGTTTCTTGCAGCAAGTGCCATACCTTGGAACAATGATATGGGTGCTGTGCCAACAGTTCCAGAAGAAACAATGTCAGTATACGTCGTGCTTGTGCCGCTGCTTGAACGGAAAGATGCGGCTGATGTTGCTGAAAGGGCTACGCCGCCAGTATTATTTCCGTTTCCTACTGCCAAAGAACCTTGGAAAAGATTTGGCGCACTTCCAGCAGCATAGAAATTATACCGTCCCGTATTAACGTATGTGCTGCCCGTGTCTGCCGTAGACGCAATCGTAACTGCAATGGTGTAAGTAAATGTCGTGGTAGAAGGCACAGACGTAATGGTAAACGTGCCATTCAAAGATGTATTGGTTGTTGCCGCAACGATGACAGATTGGCCCGTGCCGTATCCATGCGCCGCAGATGTCGTGATAGTTGCAGTCGTGCCGTCAGCCGCTACGTTGCTGATTGTAGCGGTAGTTACGGATGGTATGTTACTATACATACCATAGTTATTGGTTGCGCCAATTAAAGTTGCTGTCGTTTGATATCCATATTGGGTTGTAATTTGTGAACCAATACCAACCGTTCCCTGAGTAGCACTATAATGAGATAGTACGGGCAATGTAAAAGATGCAGCTTGCGTATTAAATGATGAATAATACCCATAGGCCGTTGTTGTCACATCCGACAAAACAGAACCAAGATTGATAACGCTATAAGATGTAGTTGCGCCTGTTAAGTTTTTATTAACGCGAAGCGTTTGCCCAACAACTGCCGCACCTGTTCCAATGTTGATGTTCTGCGCCGTTCCAATCGTCATAGCCGTAACTTGGCTACCCGTCTTAAAGATAATGCTGTCAGACGTACCAGTGCCAGATGTTGATTCAAGCGTCAGGGTAGACGATGCGGTTGTGCCGCCGATAAGAAGCGGCGTTGTTAACGACGTCGTAAGCGTTGGTGACGAAGAATAAGACGGAGCAACACCTACACCGCCAGAGACGAGAATAGAACCTGTGGCGACATCGGATAGTTTGGATAATGCAGTGGAGGACGATGCGTATAGCAAGTCACCGATTGTGTAGGATGACTGTCCCGTTCCGCCATTTTTTGCAGCAAGCGTTCCTGCAACCGTAATAATACCAGCTGTGTCTGTAGAGGGTGTTAGCCCTGTGGTGCCAAACGAAATAGAATCAACACCCGCTGTGACAGGGATCGTTGGCTGCCACGTTGGAGCAGAGCCAGCGGAGCCGATGAGGACATAGTTTGTACCCGCTGGGGGAGATACGACACCAACGGGATTGGTGCCATTGCCATACAATAAACCAAAAGATGTTAGCGTTGCGTCACCTGTGCCACCCGCAATAACAGGCAACGGCAAAATACCAGCGCCACCTCTTGATAAGCTAACGATTTGACCCGTAGTAATTTGAACAGATGTGCTGTTCTGAACGCCAAGAAGCGGCTCAGTACCATTGAGCCCAGTTACTGTAGGTAGATTGGTTAAGGTGATATTTGCCATTCTTAAACCCCAGTGAGCGGTATTTGAGCATAATTATTAGGTATACCAATCAAGGCGGTTACCATGAGAGTGCTACCCTGTAGCAATCCTCCCACTGGTATAGCACTGTTTACTTGATAGGTGAAGACTGTAGCAGTCGTAACAGTAACACTATAGAACCCATCTGCTAGTTTATTTGACAAACCTTCAACGGCAATTTGATCATTAGTACTTAAACCGTGAGAAGAAGAAAAAGTTACCGTTATGGTACTCGTTCCAGATTGGGATGTGACTGATAATGGGTTGAGTGTTACCCGATACGTTTTATTGTTAATCAACGGCATAACTGCACTCTGGTCCAACCCAATAGGGCGGCCAGCTGTTTGGGTCGTAACGCTGACACCGTCTTCCGTTATGATATCAATTGTTGATGGTATTGGAATGCCTGTCCAAAAATCTGTGACAGTTGGAGCGCTGATTGAAATATTGTTGGTATTGTACAGATCATACGAATCTGGACGTGCGTTCAACACAGGAATTGGATCTTGTGTAGTCAAGATTGGCTTCAGCTGAGCCTGTGGCTTGTCATAGCACTTATCGCAGACCAAAAACCTCAGGTTTTGCAACTGAGGACCACGATAATCAAACTGAAACTTAAGCGTTTTGTGGTTATAAATGAAACCACAACGGTCGCACCGCCCCCATGCGGATGGTGCGCTTGGATTAGCAAAAGCGTGGCCGTGGGGGCGGTACGCCATTAGTGCAAAGCCCCCATTTGCCTTTGTGCATAAGTTTCGCGAAGGGCGGCTGTAATTTTTGCCTGATGTTCTGGCGTGCGGGGTTTCTTTTTGCCCTTGTGCGCAGCTGATATTTTTGCCCGCCATTCAGGAGATTTGCTTTGACCTTTTTTAACAAAAGACATCTTTGCGCGGTACTCTGGCGTTGTATTTACGCGTTGCGCCGTTTCTTTTATTTTTTTCCGCCTTTCATCCGAAAGAGGCTTTCCTTTCTTCTTCTCAGACAACAACCGTTTTGTTTCTTCTGTGTGCTTGGTACCCCTCGCCCCCTCGCCGCCAGAGGCCAGATTGTACTCTGGGTTTAATTCGGCAATCAGCCTAATTTCTGCTGCGATCATCTCATCAACGCTTGCATGGGTTTCCAATATCTCCCAAGAAAAAGCGTCTTCACCATATTTGCGAATTGCTGCGTGAAACTTGGGGCAGCTTCCTCCATTTGAAAATTTAGCCCGTGCCTTCGCATAATGATTGGATTTACGATATGACAAACCACGGGATGTAACGCCAATATAGCGGTTCCCATTTATAATGTTTGTCGCTACGTAAACTACGTAAGTCATTGTTAAGACACCCTAAAATATCCCGAAAGTCCAGGCATAATATAAAGAGGCACGTTTTCCGTATCCTGCGTGGCGGCGATTGTGTAGGCCTGTTGAGCCTTTGCATCCAGCATTTGCATACGCTCTGGTGCATAGATAGCTGAAAGCCTTGCCGCCAAGCCAGAGGCCATTGCATCAAGCCAACGATACGGGATGTCAACCGTTTGCGCATCAGTAAGATCCGAATCTTGGATCTGGGTAACGGCATAGTAGTTCAGCGTATACGTGCTGGTCTGGTCAGGGACGGGCCAAAGTGTGATAGTAGGGTTGATCAATCGATCAAACCAGAACACTGTTGGGGGTGCTTGCTGCAACTTATTAGGGGTCTGGCTGTATTCCGTGCGTGAGATTGGCATGATGACGCGGTCAAACTGCGATGAAGTTCCAGTATTCTGCTGGATAACAGCATCAAGTATCATAACCACCTTTGAGGGAACGGTGTAAGTTGTCTGACCTTGTATCAACGGCACAGAAATAAGCACAACCTCCCAGAGATTAACGCCTTGGTTAGCCCAAGATGAAAGCATTAGATTGGTTTCAAACCGCGCATCCGTCATATGCTCTTGCATAAGAGCAGTTCTGCGGACACCACAACGTGCATACGCATTCAAGACAATTTCGCCAAGCGATGGATTGAACGTATATGTGCCGCTGGTGGTCATTTTTGCCTCAATTTAAATTAGAAAGCGACCATGCCAGCCTGATTGAAGTTAACATGAACAGAAGCGGATGTATTTGATCCAGCATTGCTAATATAACAACGAA